GAATCTCAGATTGAAAGCAATCTATCCAAATTTCGTAAAGATATCAGTTTCTTTGCACACAATGATGATTGTCCAACGTGCAGGCAGGCCATTGCCACCGAATTTAAGGAAACGGAGTTACAAACTCTTCAGACCAAAGCCACAGAATGTGAACATGGTCTAACACAATTAGAAGTTAAGTTATTGGCAGAACAAACCAAACTGAATGACATAACTGAAATTCAAAAACAAATTCAGGTATTACAGATTGACATTGCAACCAAAAACACTTCTATTATTGAAACCAATAGATATATCGAAAGATTACAAAAACAAATTGATGGTCTTAAGCAAGCGAAAGTATCATCAGAGAAAGAAGAACAAGACCTAAAAGAATTAAAGGATTCTTTGTCTCAACTGCAAGTAAGCTTGAAAGAATTAATACAAGATAAATCATATTATGAAATCGCCTCTAGTTTATTAAAAGACACTGGAATTAAGACCAAAATTATAAAACAATATTTACCAATTATAAACAAGTTGGTCAACAAGTATTTAGCGTCTTTGGATTTCTTTGTAAACTTTAACCTTGATGAGTCCTTCAAGGAAACAATTAAGTCAAGGTATCGTGATGAATTCACCTACAACAATTTTAGTGAAGGTGAGAAACAACGTATTGACATGGCATTGATGTTAACATGGCGTGCAGTTGCCAAGTTGAAGAATTCATCTAATACAAATTTGTTGATACTTGATGAAGTGTTTGATTCAAGCCTAGATACAAATGGCACAGAAGAACTAATGAAGATTCTTCATATGCTAGAAGGTGTAAATCTGTTTGTTATATCCCATAAGGGTGATATTTTACAAGACAAATTTGCTAATGTGATTCGTTTTGAGAAAGCAAATAATTTTAGTAGGATGGTAAAATGAGTGATGTGTTAACAATTAATACCGATGTTGCGGCTGGCCTAAAGAAGCCAGAACAAAAAGTTGAACCTCTTTCAGTGTTTGATGAAAGACATCCTATGATGGCAGAAATTATGCCTGAGTTTATTGGTGTTCTTCCTAATACTAGNATGACACATTTGGTTAAACGATTAAAGATGACTATGAAACTTTATAGTGGATTAGGTTTGTCTGCCAATCAATGTGCTGTAAGAGAGCGTGTGTTTGTTATTGGTACGGATCAATTTCAAATGGCATGTATTAATCCAAAAGTCATTGAAGTATCGGAAGAGCTTATAAAAGATAATGAAGGTTGTCTTTCATTCCCGGCTTTCTTCTTAAAGATTCCAAGACCAAAATGGATCGAAGTAGAATATACAAATGAAAATGGCGAAAGAACACAAGCAAGATTAGATGGTCTAACTGCAAGATGTTACCTGCATGAGTTAGATCATCTAAATGGTGTTAAGTTTACTAATTACGCTGGGTCAGTTGCAATGGCTCAAGCCAAAAGAAAACAAGAAAAGATGATTAAGAGAATTGTTAGAAAAAAATAAATGGATAAAATTTTATAATGGCTAAAATTATTGATGATGTAGAAACACAGTGGGTTAAGTGGTTAGAAAAAAACCCACCAGAGTCCTATGAAGATGTTAATGAGGAAGAACTCCGTGATAGAACTATCCGTGAGTTGTCCTATGTGTCTCAGATGGATGTCAAAGAGTACACTCTGTACCAAAAGTGGTGTGAGATTAAAGAAAAGTATCCTACAGTTAAGGTTGTTGACTTGTGGGAAGGCGACAAAGAAGTCCTTGCAGATGAAGGACAACGCCGTGCAATTCAGGAGATTAAAGCCAACTTTTGGAACCCAACTGATGTTGAAGATTATTTAGCACTTGAACCAGAACTGATTTGCACAAATAAAGGTAAAGATTTACCAGAATTGTGGAATAGTATTCGTACATTCTCTTCTACAATGAAGAACAACAGTAACATTGGTCGTAACCTAAACTTTATTGTAAGAGACAAACCAACTAAGAAGTATCTTGGTGTGATTTGCATTAGTTCCGACTTTCTTGATTTAACACCAAGAGACACCTTCATTGGTTGGGAAAGAGAAAAGAAGACTCAAGGTTCAATGATCAACCATACCGCAATCGGTTCTACAATTGTACCTTTACAACCACTAGGTTACAATTATGTTGGCGGTAAACTTCTTGCATTGTTATGCCTTACTACAGACATACAAAAAATGTGGGAAGAAGCTTATGGTGACAAGCTTGTGGGTGTGACAACAACATCACTATATGGTAAAACAAAGGCGGGTGGTCTATCTCAGTATGATAATTTAGATTACTGGCAACCTATGGGATTTACCGCAGGTTCGGTATCGTTTGAACCATCCAGAAAAACAAGAAAAGATATTGAACAATGGCTTCGTAAGAATCATACACGAAAATATTTTGATTGGTATGTGGCAACTAATGCTTCTGGTCAACCTTATAANCGTGATCATAAGAATCGTTCATTGTCATTCACCTATTCAAAGATGAGTGTGCCTAAAGAGATAATTAAAACAGACCATGCTCGTGGCATTTATTTTACTCCGTTGTACGATAAAACTTGTGAGTTCCTCCGAGGCGATGATGACGGCAAAGATATGAAAAAACTGTTCGATACAGATATTGGAAGCATAAGTAACCTGTGGAAGATGAAACATGCAAAGCCAAGAATTAAACAACTTGTCAAAAAAGGCAAAGTTTCATCTGAATCACTTTTTTATGATGACCTCATTTACCTAACTTGGGAACAGGCAAAGAATAAATATTTGCCTCAGGTTGGTCGATAAGTCTGTTATAATATCAACATAATGCGGAGAGTCCGAGACAACCTATCCCAATAGGCAGTCAGGTTTAACTCCTGATATCCGCTCCATTATTCTGAAAACGATAGTATTACTGTTGCCTTTATGCAACAAACAGCTTGACATCCAGTCTGGTTCTGTTATACTACACCTATAGATCGCAATAGGAAATCAAATGACTTTTACAGTTGAACAAAAAAATCTCTTGACCAAGCTAATGGCAAGTGAGAATCTTACGGTTGAACATCAAAAAATTCACACCGCTAAATTTGACCCCGTTAATCGTGTTTTGTATTTGCCAATCTGGCAGAATATGACTGGTTTTATGTACGACCATTTAGGTGGTCATGAAGTTGGTCATGCACTATACACACCAGCTGATGGTTGGCATGATGTTGTTGTTGACAAATCAAAAGGTGACAATTTCAAATCTTTTCTTAATGTAGTAGAAGATGCTCGCATTGAGAAAAAAGTGACCCGTAAATTTCCTGGATTGAAAACATCCTTCAGAAAAGGTTTTCAGGAATTACTTGATCGTAACTTTTTTGGCATTCAATACAAAGATGTAAATACTTTATCATTTATTGAACGGCTAAATCTTTTCACTAAATCACAATATACAGCTGAGAACATTAAATTCACCACGCAAGAAATGGTCTATGTGCTCAAGGTACAAAACCTTGAAACATGGGAAGATGTTCTCACCTTAACTGGTGAAATCTACGATTATTCCAAAGATGAACAATTTGACATGCAAATGAAAAACCAAATGCGTGATTTCAAAAGGTTCGATTTGGATGATAATGACGGCGATTACAGTGATTCTGATTATGAATATTCTGATGAAGAAGATGAAGATGGTGAACCACAACAAGGTAACAAATCTAATAAATCCGATGAAGAGTCAAAAGAAGAAAAACAAGAATCTGAGTCTTCAGCTGATGGTGAAAATGGCGAAGATAGTGAAGATGGTGAAGCCGAAAATGATGACGAAAAATCAAGTGAATTAGATCGATACAAAAAATCAGTAGAGTCTCAGCGTGATCAATTTTCACCAGAGTGCCGCACTGATGATTCTTATCGCATGAATGAGAATTCATTGCTTGATGACAAATGCAAACCATATCTTTATGTGGATGTGCCTACAGTGAAGGCTGAAAGAGTATTTACTCCTGCAAAACGTGTTCAAGAATTGTTGTCTGTGTATTATGCCCAGCGAATTGTTGATGGCGGATTTGATAATGCATATGTTCAAAAATTGGTAAGTGAATTCAAGAACAAGAATGATCGTTACATTGGTCTACTTGCCAAAGAGTTTGAAATGCGTAAGGCCGCCAAGGCATTTAGTAAATCTAAATTGTCAGAAACTGGCGATATTGATATTAACAAGTTATGCAATTATAAATTTGATGACAACATTTTCCGCAAAGTGATGTTGACACCAAAAGGCAAGTCTCATGGTCTTGTGTTATTGCTTGATTGTTCTGGTTCTATGTCAGACAACATGGCAGGATCAATTGAACAGATTTTGGTTCTTACTATGTTTTGCCGCAAAGTGAATATTCCTTTCCGTGTATTTGGTTTTACCGATTGTGCCGAGACATATAAAATTGACCGTAAGATTGAAAGGTATAAAGATTGTGATATCAATGATCGTTCATTCTCTAACAAAGTTGGTGAATTAGGTTTCTCTAATGTACAATTGCGTGAGTACTTAAATTCAAAAATGTCTAATGTTGAGTTTACCAAAAGTTTGCGAAACATGATTTTGTTGAAACAGAGTTATACCGTAACAAGAAATTACAGCAACAACCGTGTCGGTAGACCTTTCAGTGAAAATCTTTCCAATACACCTTTGGTTCAGGCTGTATTTGCAGTTGGTTCAATTCTAGAAAACTTTCGCCAAACCAACAACCTTGACTTAACAAGCTTGGTGATTGTGCATGATGGTGATGCCGACAGTGCCGCTCATCACAATGTTGAGTGTGAATATAGAAACAATGACGGTGGAATGGAAAAACGAATTCATACTTATGGTTTTGATAGTCGATCAACCAATGTTGTTATTCGTGACCGTAAAAACAAATTTGAATATGCATTGAAAATGGACAATAAGAAAAATTATTCATATCATACCAATGAAGAATTGTTGAGAGCTGCTCTAGAATGGATTCGTGTTGTTGGTAAATCCAAAGTGTTTGGTTTCTTTATTTTGGCTTCTCGCCATAGCTCAACAAAAAATGCCATTCGTAATCGTTATCAGTTTGAAGACGGCACAACAATTGAAGATATGCGTAAAAACAACACTTTTTCTGCGTATGAAAAAGAAAAAGAATTGATTAAGAAATTCAAACAAGATAAGTTCCTGATTTCAAAAACCACAGGTTACAATTCATTCTACCTAATTGCAGGTGGTACTGATTTGCAAACAGAAGAGGAACATATTGAAATTGATGGCAAAATTACTTCAAGTAAATTGAAGTCGGCATTTATGAAAATGGCGAAAAAGAAACAAGTGAATCGGGTACTAGTATCCAAATTCATTCAGGGAATGGCAGTTTGAACTGTTGTTTTCAGGCAACACAGGGCTTGACAATCAGGCCAGTTGTGTTATACTGTATGTATCTTGTGAATTAAAGAGGTTTTATATTATGTCTAATCGTGAAGAGTTGAAAAAAGAGTTTTTATCCCAACTAACTAGCTTGGGAAAAGCTACTGTTAGCAGAACTGAGATAAAAGAAATTAGTAAAAAATTGGGAATAACTTCTCAATGGTATACTAAAGATCCAGAAAATCGTGTTGGCCGAGGTCAATACAAAACCTCAAGTTCCTCTTTTTCTCCTATGATTGAAATGTCCGCTCAAGTTTTACCTATGAAAAAATCTGTAGAAAAATCTGAGAATCGTATTCAGAATGTTCAAACGGATTTGGACTCTACTGATTTGATTCCTAAATCGTACAAAAATTATGTGCCCTTTGGCAACTTTGATGATGTACTTGCAATTGTAAATGCACACCGTTTCTTCCCTGTTTTCATTACTGGTCATTCTGGTAATGGTAAAACAATGTCTATTGAACAGGCCTGTGCAAANGCAAAACGCAAATTTGTTTGTGTATCAATGACACCAGAAACCGATGAAAGTGATTTACTCGGTAACTATGTTCTAATTAATGGTAATATGGAATGGCGTGATGGTCCTGTGACAACTGCTGCTCGTCAAGGTGCCGTTTTGTGTATCGATGAAATTGATTANGGTGCTCAGAACCTTTCTTCCTTGCAGCGNGTGCTTGAAGGCAAACCATTCATGNTGAAAAAGAAAGGTGAAATGATTACACCTGCACCAGGTTTTACCGTATTCGCTACTGCAAATACAAAAGGTAAAGGCTCTGATGATGGTCGTTACATGTTCACCAATGTGCTTAACGAAGCTTTCTTGGAAAGATTCCGTACCACGATGGAACAAGAGTTTCCTCCTGTTAAGACAGAGCGTAAGATTATCGAAAAAGAATTGACCTCTGTTGGTCGTGCCGATAATGAGTTTGCTGAAAAACTTGTTACATGGGCTGATGTGATTCGTAAAACATTCACTGATGGCGGTTGTGATGAAGTGATTTCTACTCGCCGTTTGGTTCACATTGTTGAAACATTCGGTATCTTTGGTGATAAGATGAAGGCAATCGGCCTTTGTTTGAACCGTTTTGATGATGACACTAAGGCATCATTCCTTGACCTGTATACCAAAGTCGATGCAGGTGCAAATACCGAAACAATTCTGGCATCTACAATTACACCAGATGAAGTTGAAGAACCTGAAGAAGAAATTCCCTTTTAATTGAGGCAATAGTGTGTTATTTGCCTTAAAAAGCATTGACACACTTCTTTTATTATGTTATACTTACACATCATTTGAGAGATTGAGTCGCCTCTCGGATATTTTTTCTCAGCGATTCGTTTTATCATGGAGTCTATATGACAACAAAATCTAAAGTCCTTGCCTATCTTTCTAAAGAAGGTTCTTATAACACTTTGACCGCAAACAAAATGCAGTCAGTTTTCGGTGTTGCAAACCCATCCGCAACCATC